CAGGATTTGATATTAATGTATTACCAGAAGGCGGATTGGGAATGCCTAGGATTCAAATGCCTCAACCAGCAAGCCATGGATGTTCAATAGTACCGGGCGGTTATTTCTCACTGGGATATGCTTTAGGAGTTTGTGAATCGTTGGAGGCTGAAGAATAATGGCTCATTGCGTAGACAGAAGAAGTCAAACATATCTTAATAAGCAAAGAATTAACCCTGGTCCTACAGTAAACTCTGATGGCTCATATACATTAAATCAAATTGATGTTTTTGCAAAAGAGCTTGCTGATAATATTATTGCTGAATCAGATAAAAATCCAATCGCTAATATGATAAACAAATTTGGTAATGGTGTTTATGAAGCAGGTAATTATATAAATGGTACAGTTAGAGGATATGATACATCAAACTATCCTGCATTAAATAACAGATATCAGCAAGGTAATATTAGTACTCTTGAAGTTGCAGACTTTGCAGAAGCTTTTAATTATTCACCCAATGGTATTCAAAACCAAGTACCTGATAAACTACTTCGTGATTTAGAACAATACTATACTGGTGATATATCTGAAAGTATTCTTGGTGGATTCTGTAATAGTATGAATAATCTGTTTAATCAGATTGATGCGTTCTATGATTTAATTGGAGTTGTCGATGGATTAATCCAAGATGCAATTGCAATATACAATAAATTTCTTGCTTTAAAAGGAAAATACGAAGGTCAAATTGATAAAGCATTTATCGAGCAAAAAATTGTAGAAGCATTAATGAAGCAAATCCAAGAAAAAATTATTGATTCTGTAGTTAAGATTTATCAGAAGGTAATGGATGCTATTGATAACTTTGATATATTAGACCAGATAGGAGATTTAGTTGTAGGTATTGACAAATCTCATACAAAGTATATAATGACTCGTAAAGAGCGTATGTGTAATGAACTGACTGAAGAAACACAAAAGAAAATGAAAGATAAAATCAAAGGGTTTATGGATTATGCTTTTAGTTTATTTGATTACATGGATTTACAGACAATGCAATTCTTAGTTGCACGTTTTTGTGCTCTTGCTACAAACGTTGAAGCATTACTAAATGAAATTAAGAATCCATTAGATGATTATGGAAACAGATATCAAAGAGTAATTAAAAGATTACAAGCAATTGGAAATCAAAATACATCTACAGCAATTCGTAATGGAGCAATAAGATTTTCACCTGAGCAGAGGTCAGACGACATAAATAGCCTAAATAGAATATGGGAATCTGATGATGCGCTATCTTTGAGTGGTTATGAAAAAGTTGCTATTAAACCAATAACAGCTGAGGATTATAAGAATTTACCTAATTGTATGGCTGTAATGAAAGGTTCAGACGGAACTTTTGGTGTTGAAGGTAAAGTTTTTGAAGAAAAAGAAAATGATGAAGACAAAGAAAGATTAGGATTTCCTGCATATACACATTTAGATTTAGATGTTAAAGTTTATCTAAAAAGATTACAAGAAATTTATGGTAATAAAATGATTATTACAAATGGTTGGGTTAGTACAGAATATACTCAATATAAAAATCGACCAGATGATGCTCACCTAAGTGGGCTTGTTATAGATATTAAAATGGATGCTGCTTTTAAATCAAAAAGTGCAGAAGACCAAGCTGCAGAAGCATTAAATGCAGCTTTAGGAACATCTCTTGAAAGAGATGACTGGACTGAGGTTTTTACACAAAATGCTAGAAAATCTGGCTTTAAAGGCGTAATAATATATAAGAATCATATACATTTAGATACAAGAGATATAGTACGATGACAATAAGTACAAAAACACCGGTTACTAAAAAGCCGAATTTATATACTGATTTCCATAAAGATTTGCGTATTAGTCCTATATCAAAAGATATTGCTTTACTTAAAGACGAAGATGCAGTTAAACAAAGCATTAAAAATTTAATTTTAACAGACCCAGGCGAAAGGTTAATGCAACCATTTATTGGTGGCGGTATAAAAGGATTATTATTTGAAAATATTACGCCTGGTGTTTTAAAAGTTATTGAAACTAGATGTAAAGATACAATAGGAACATACGAACCGAGAGCAGAAATTATAGATGTAACTGCAAGTAGTAGGTATGATGATAACACAGTTAATGTAAACATACAGTTTTATATCAAGAATGTTGATAGACCAATAACACTTGATTTAATATTAGAAAGGATAAGATAAGATGGCCAATCCAAAAACTCCAATTACAGAGCTTGATTTTGATTCTATCAAAACTCAGCTGAAAGCATATCTGCAGACGCAGACGCAATTCAAAGATTATAACTTTGAAGGCTCAAACATGAGTGCATTACTTGATGTATTAGCATTCAACTCTTTTCAAAATAATTATTATACGAACATGACAATGAATGAGATGTTTCTTGACTCGGCCGTCTTAAAGAACTCTATCGTTTCTCATGCAAAAGAATTAAACTATATTCCAAGGTCTCGTAAATCTGCTAAAGCTGTCGTTCAAGTTACAATTACAGATGAGAATGAAACAAATAGCACAATTACTATTCCGACCTATACTACTTTTTCTGCAAACTATCAAGGTGATTTATTTACATTTGTAACTAATCAAACATACGTTGCTCGAAGAACAGCACCCGACACATTTATAGCAGATAATGTTGAAATATTTGAAGGGTCAATGTTAGCATCGTTCCAAAGAGAAGGATTTATTGTTGACGCCGATGGTGTTCTTCGTGTTCAATTAACTAATGACGAAGTTGATACAGACTCTATCGTTGTATTTGTTGATGCTGAAGAAACAGAAAATAGAAATATCTTTACTCGAGCTAATACAATTTATGGTGTTAGACCAGACGATAAAGTATTTTATTTAGAGCCATATTTAGATAACAGATATGCAGTTTATTTTGGTAAAAACGAATTTGGTTTACAGCCAGAAGAGTTTGAGGATGTAAGGGTACGATATCGTATTACATCTGGTGAATTAGCAAATGGTGCAGACTCATTTAGCGCAAGTTTTATTGATGGGGCTTCAATTTCTGTTACAACAATTTCAGCAGCTGCTGGAGGATTAGAGCGCGAAAGTATGGAATCTATTCGATACTTTGCACCTAAATCATTAGCAGTCCAAGAGCGCGCAGTGACTTCAAAAGATTATGAAATATTATTACAACAAGCATTTCCAGAAATTACAGCAGTAAGTGCTTATGGTGGCGAAGAGCTTGACCCACCTCAATTTGGTCGTGTTGCTGTTTCAGTTTATTTAGATTCAGAAACAACAAGTATTAGTTCAACACTTGCAAATACTTATATTAACTATTTGGCAGAAAAGAGCCCGTTAGGTATTGAACCAATATTTGTACAAACAAAATTTATATATGCAGATGTTGTTGCTGATATCGTTTATAGTAATAAGAGTACAGAAAAATCAAAAGACGAACTCGAGCCATTAGTACGAACTGCAATTAATGATTATTCAGAAAACACATTAGAAGATTTTAATACAAAATTACGAGGAAGTAAACTGACTGCTAAAGTTGATGCTGTTGATACTGCAATACAAAGTACAGCATTAACTATTATGCCAATTATTGATTGGAGTCCAGTAGTTAATACTAAAGAAACACCATCATTTAAATTTGAAACTGAATTAGTTAAACCATATCCATTTAGAGAAGCAAATGGATTTAGTGAATATAAACCTGCAGTAAAGAGTACACCATTTGATGTAGATGGAACATGTGTTTATATACAAGATGATGGTTTAGGTAATTTAATGTTTATTATTGATGATATAACAAATCCTTCAATATTTAAACCAAATGTTGGAACAGTAGATTATACTAAAGGTGTAGTGACTTTAAATACAGTTGAAGTTGAAGCATTCGATGGCAGCGCAATTAAAATTATGGTTCGCGCTAAGAAGAGTGACATATCTGCACCACAAGGTCGTGTGTTTATTATACGAGACGAGGATGTACAAGTCAATATGTTACTTGATGAAAAACCAGCTTCTGGTACAACATCATCTTCTTCTGCAATTGGAACATTAACAAATAGCAATTCAAGTAGTAGCTATTAATAAAGGAATATAAAGAATGGCTGAAGATTATTCACAGATAGAAAAAAGTATAAGCTTTTTTATTAATCAGCAATTCCCTGCTATCTATCGTGAAGATGGGCCTGAACTGGTTCAATTAGCTCGTGATTATTATAAGTGGATGGAAACATCTTCTAATCAGTCAACTTATGTTTCTCGTCGATTCTTTGAATATAGAGATATCGATAGTACACTTAAAGATTTACTTATTTTCTATAAAAACAAATATTTAGCTGACCTCGAGTTAAAAGAAAGTATCATACCATTCCTTGTTAAAAATATATTAGACCTATATCGTAGAAAAGGTACTAAGGCTGGTATTGAATTATTCTTTGCAACATTTTATAAAGAGTATGATATTGAAATAGTTTATCCATCTACTAAAATGCTCAAACCTTCAAACTCTGAATGGAAAGAAGGCAATTTCCTTCAGATGGTTCCAAACGATAATCTATTTACTAGCCCTTTAGGTGTTGAATATACTTACGCAGATTTAATTAACCGTGTTATTACAGGTACAATTTCACAAGCTGAAGCTTCAGTAACAAAAATTAATTCAATATTAATTAATGGTAGATTTACACCTGTTATTTACATCGATAACGTAAAAGGTGTATTTAAAAAATATGATACTATTTACACTAACATTAATAAAGAGCTTGTAGAATTTGGTTCTGTTAATGGCTCTTTAAGTGCATTTACAGTTACAGACCAGTTCGAACCGAATCGTACTGTTGGTGAAAATGTTTTAATTAAAGCTGATGAAAACGATGGAGTTGGCGGTGAAGGTATAGTTACTAAAGTTTCTTTAATTAATCCAGCTGTTGCGCGATACGAAATTGACAGCGGTGGTTATGGATATACAGTTGCAAATACAAGTCTTTTAGTTTCAGAACAATCTATTATTACAGACCGTTCTAATACTGAAGAATTTGAACCATACGAAAGATTAAGAGATACTAACGGTAATGAAGCTTATGTTATTGGTCAAAATGCCACAAATATTGGTGTCAAATTTACTAATAAAGTAAATACAGGTGGTTTTGACCAATCTCGTGCTATATCTACATTAGACAGAAATCCAAATATAGATTTAAAATTTTTAGGTATTCAACAAAACGTTTCAGCTTTTAATGATTCTTCACCAGGTGAAATTTACCCAGAAGGTAGTCCACAAAATGCTAACACACAAGTTATTGCAGAACTTTCTAATGTAGAAACTGTTGAGCTTATTACTGATTTAATTCAACCACATTTAACAACACAACTTAATGCTGCTGATTATGAAGCTACTGCTCCATTCTCAGGTACTGCAAGCCCAGTTAATTTAAGTACTCCATTAGATGAAGCATTTGATATTGCAGATATTGAAATTGGTAAAATTAGTTTATTCCAAAATATTGATAAAGGTGCTAATTATGACTTTGATATTTTTGCAAGAGCAAAAGATGATTTAATTTCTAAATTTAAAAAGAGAAGTCAAACAATAAGATTAGCTAATACAGGTCAATCTGCATTATTTAATGTTGGTGAAACTATTACAGAAGCAAATACTGGAGTAACAGCAGAAGTTACTTCTATAGATATAGTTAATGATGTTCTTTATATCTTACCTAATTCGTGGGATGGATTTACTGGTCTTAACAATATAATAAGAACCAATAATGATTCTTTTAATGTTGCAGGTGTTTCTATTGACTACTCAAGTCGTGCTTATGGTGATAACGCAATAATTGATGCTCGAGCAGTTTACGAAGTTGGATATATTGAAGAAGTTGCTATTAATAATTCTGGTTTTGCTTATATTACCGGTGATAAAGCTACTTTATATAATCCTGCAGATGAAACACTACCATTAGCTGCTGGGACAGTTACAGCAGAAGAGCAAGGAAAAAATAAAGGTTATTGGAAAGATTTTTCATCTCATATTGACGGATATATAACACAGACTGCAAACAGTGCAGCAATTGATAGCTATTATAAATCAGGTATGAGAATACAAGACAGTGATTTTTATCAAGAGTATTCATATCAAATTAAATCAACTCTTGATAAAAGTCAATACGAAAAACTATTAAAAGAAAATGTTCACCTTGCTGGTTCTAAAATGTTCGGCGACTTTATCTATAAAGCTGAAATTAATGGAAGCACTAAGGCAAGATTTTTACGACTATTTAATGACGATGGAAGCGGTTCGCCACTCGACCGAGCAAATACAAATACGCTCGAGGCGTCAGTGACAAACTTTACTGTTGATAGTACTTATGTTACTGCCGACCACGAACCGGTATAATAAATATTTAATAATTTAAAGGAGATTCTGCTGTGGCCAAGCAAATAATTAACATCGGAGCATCTGCGAATGATGGGTCAGGTGACCCGTTACGTAATGCGTTCGATAAAGTCAACGACAATTTTAACGAAATATATTTTAACTTTGGTAATGCCACGACACTTACCAGCATATTTGATTCCAATGGGAATTTAGATTTATACGGAAAACCTCACAAAGTATCATTTTATTATGATACGTTCGCTGCTTTAACTGCTAATAACCCAGGCACATATCACGGAGCAATTGGCCACGCTCATGATACTGGTGCTCTATACTACGCGCACGGTTCATGGAGAAAGCTTCTAGCAGATACTTCTGGTGGTACAATTACAAATTATACAGACCCTCTTGCTCCCTATGTCTACGCAAATAATGTTACGAATTCAGAAACATCTGATTATGTATTAAAGACAAATGCTGATGGTACATATACTTGGGTTGAACAAGCAAGCGGTGGAGGCGGAGGTGGAGCCTCTTCTGCTAATACATTTGGAACAATTGCAGTTGCAGGTCAAAGTAGTGTAGTAGCTGATGGTTCAACAGATACACTTACTCTAGTAGCTGGTTCTAACGTTACTATTACAACTGATGCTAATGCAGATACTATTACAATTAATGCTTCAGGTGGTAGCGGAGGCGGTGGTACTGACCTCAACAGTTTAACAGGTGGAACACTTGATGTAGCAGCAGATAGTATCGGATTTATTGATGCTAACGATTCTAATGCTTCAAAGAAAGATACTATTGCTGATTTTGTTACAGCAATTGCTGGTACTAATATTACAGCTTCAAATGGAGTATTAAGCGTTGCAGCACCAGGAAATACATATACAAATGCTGATGTTGATTCTCATTTAAATACATCTGGTGCAGGTTCCAATGAATTCCTACAATGGAGTGGTTCCGATTACCAATGGGCAGCAGCAAGTGGCGGCGGAGGTGGAGCATCTCGTGTATCAGAAGCAGAAACAACTGCTTCAATCGCAGATGGTTCTTCAGGTTCTGTTGAATATGCTACATTAGGTAAATCATTCGCATTACAAAAAGTTACAGTAAACAAACAGTGTTGGGTTAGAATATATTCTGACACAGCAGCAAGAACAGCAGATGCAAGTAGAACACAAGGAACAGACCCGTCGGATGGTTCTGGTGTTATTGCAGAATTTATTGCTACAGCTTCAGGTACAACAACATTTAAAATAACCCCATCAATTATGGGTTGGTTAGACAATTCAGAAACTGAAGTTCCAGTAGCAATTCAAAATAATTCAGGAAGTGCAGGAACAGTTACAGTTACTATCGACGCATTAAAATTAGAGAGCTAATAAATGGCTAAACGTATTCATAACGTAATCCTCAAACCAGGTACAGACGAAGCTTCGTTCTTAGCTAATGAAGCAGCTGGAATGGAAGTGGTCAATAACTTTGACCTTTGGGATGCTATTATATGTATGAGATTAACTGATGAAGAATCGGCTCAATTAAATACAAGTGATAAAGTTATTGAATGTTTACCTGAAAAGCCTGTTGTTGATTTAATTACGTATCCATCATCAACTCCAAGATATACTGGACCTGATGTTAGTCACATTACAAGATATACACCATCATCACCAAGCACAAAAAATGGTAAAGACTATACTGGAACAAATATGTATTTTACCAGTGAGTTTGAATTAGATGGCACAGGACTAAATCCTGCAACTCCACCGATAGGATTTTTTGGTGATACTGAATTTGAAGATGCAACTAAAAGTAATTTCCTTGGTGAATATGTAGATATTGTTGCTATTGAAGCAGGTACTCCATTCTCAGGTAATGCAGGTCACGAAGACCATGTAGATTTTGAAGAATGGGATTCTACTAATTCTAAGTTTGTTCCAATGGAATGGTCAACAGTTTCCGGAGCATTAAGTTCAGCTCGTAACAATCAAGTTTCAAATCCTAGTTCAGACTGGTTTTCATCTCATGCGATTGGTGTATTAAGTGCAGCTGGCGGCAAGTATTGCGGTTGGGGTAAAAAATCAACGCTTAGAGTTTTATACTTATCTGATGGTGTATCTAATGCGTATTATGGCGCACTTCAGTGGCATATTACTAAAGCAGTAAATCCAGCAACAGGTGTTCGTA